AAGTCACACCACTACGGGCCGGTGAACGCCGAATTTCGCCGCTTCATCCACATGGCCGAGGAGTCGGACGTCAACCTTATTCTCCTGCACCGACTAAAAGAGGAATACAAGGGCGACAAACCGACCGGCAAACTGGTCATGGCCGGGTTCAATGAAATCAGCTACATGATGCACACGAATGTGCGGTGCTGGCGCGATTTCACTGCTTCCTTCCCGGACTTCTTCCGGGCTACTGTTATCGACTGCCGTCAGAACCCGGAGGCGCACGGATTCGAATTTGCAGGAACGGACGTCAATTTCCAAAATCTGGGCATGACAGTGTTCCCAGACACAAGCGAGGACGACTGGCGATGACACGAAAAGAGCTATATGAACTCCACAGGAAAATGTGCGGCGAGGCTCGGTTCCTGTTGTCCACTAAGAACCAAGACCGCGCCTCAGCCGAGGACCCGTTCACTAACTTGCGCGACGATGGCTTGATAGGTATCGTCGCCCGGATGCAAGATAAAGTCAGTCGGCTGAGAACGTTCGCCAAGACCGGCAGGACTTCGGATACCGACAAGATTTACGACGACCTCATCGACCTAATGAACTACGCCAATTTGTACGAGGGCCTGAGGCGGGACACGGAGGAGCATCGTGGTTCTAAGCGGAGAGCTAATAAGGCGTGTAGCGGTGGAGATGGAAAGGGCCGAACAGCAGCACGGCCCGTTCCCCCGGAGCGTCCAGCGGGGGATGCTACTGGTAGCTGAGGAGTGCGGCGAGGCGGTGAAAGCTGCCGTAGACCTCACGCGAGCCCGAAAATTTGCTGGTGGCGAGTACAATTTGCACCCGGAGTCTCCTGATTACCGAGCGTACAGCGCTATGTTGGTGCATGAGCTTGAGCAAACCGCAGCTATGTGCTTACACATGCTGCAAGTTTTGCGAGACGGCAAGGAGGAAACGTAATGCACAAGCCTATAATCGTGATACAGGGCGGTCAGTGGGGGAGCGAGGGCAAGGGCATGGTAGCCGAGGCCCTTGGCCACATTCGCGGCGTCGATTTTGCCGTCCGTACCGGCGCGGTCAATGCGGGGCACACCATTGTCCACGACGGCAAGGTCTACAAGATGCAGCAACTCCCCGTTGGCTGGACGAATCCGGACACGCGCCTTGTCCTTGGCCCCGGCGCTTTCATCCATCCCGAAATCCTCAAACGTGAATGTGATGAAATTGAGGCAGACGGGTTCAGGGTCCGTAACCGGTTGTTCATTGACCGGGGTGCTGGCCTCCACCTGCCAACCCACACGATGCGGTCTGCCGAATCGGGTCGCCACCACAAAATAGGGGCGACAGGGAAGGGGTGCAGCGAGGCAATCGTTGACAAGATTCGCAACCGTGGGAGCGGTTACGTCAATTTCAAGGACTATAGCCACACCGATAACTGGAACATCTGCGACACCGTTCGTGTCCTCAACGACGCGTACGACAACGGTTGCCAGATTTTGCTCGAAGGGACACAGGGAAGCGCCCTCGATTTGTATCTTGGCCCCTACCCTTACACCACACACAAACAATGTAACGCCGCTACTTGGATAGCTGAGGCTGGTCTATCGCCCTCGCTCCGGTACGAGGTCGTCTTATGCCTCCGGACGTTCCCTATCCGTGTAGCCGGTAACTCCGGCCCGATGCCCTCAGAGATTAGCTGGCCAATATTGGCGCGGATGATAAACTTGAAGCTGGCCGAGGTCGGGATGCCACCGCGAGTTCAAGATTGGGCCATAACGGAGTTTGAGGGTTGCCTTGAAATAGCGTCGGAAAATTGGAGCGTACCATGTGACGCCGATGGGAACCCGAACGTCCAGATGCACACTTGGAGCATCACAGAGAGATTGACATATAAAGAGGCCCTAAGCGAACTCAATGCCGAGGCTATCAAACTGATGAGCCACGAGGGTATGGCCGAGTTGGAGAAAGTATTCGAGTTGACCACTGTGACGCGTAAGCTGCGGCGCGTGGCGATGTTTGACAGCGAAATGGCAAGGCGAGCAGTAATGATAAACCGACCATCGTATGCGGTGTTGACCTTCTTCAACCACTGGTATCCTGAGACGTGGGGGTCGGTGATGAAGCACGGCTTCTCGCAAGCGCAAAGGGACAAACTGGGGCGAGTGGCTGCTCGAATCGGCTGTCCGATTGCAGCGGTTACAACTGGCCCAGAGCGCGAGAATTTCCTGATACCGTGATACTTGTTGACCGAAGAACCGGCAGCGTAGACTTAGCCGGATATCTGTCCTCACTCCGCATCGAAACCAAAGTTGTGACCCTCGACTATGGCGACGTTGCCTTCTGCGGCTCAGGGCCAGAGGGCCAAATTCTTGTCGGTATCGAGGTCAAAAAGGTTAAGGATGCCCTCGCCTGTATGGTTGACGGGAGGTTCGCCGGTCACCAACTCCCCGGTCTGCGCGAGCAATATGGCCGGTTCGCTTGGCTACTGGTGGAGGGTGTGTACAATGCCGACTATAAAACTGGCATACTGATGGTTCCCAAGGGCAAAAAGCGACAGGAAGCGCATATCGGCGCTCGCCGCTTCATGTACCGGGATTTCGATAGCTGGCTCACGACTATGGAGCTAAGGGGCGGCGTTCACGTCAAGAGGTCAGGGAGCCGAGCGGAGACAGCCCGAATTATTGCCAATCTGTACGGGTGGTTCAACCATAAAGATTGGGAGGAGCATCATAGCCATCTGACGCTAAGCACGGTGAGCGCGGACGCGGCGGCGCTCGTACACCCGTCCATCGTGCGCCGGGTAGCCGCCGAATTGCCGGGAATCGGCTGGAGGAAGTCGCAAGAGGTAGCCCGAAAGTTTAAGACTATCGAGGAGATGGTGCTGGCCGACGAAAGAGAATGGGCTACCATCGAGGGAATCGGCGGCGTCATGGCTGAACGAATCTACAAAGCCATCCACGGAGGATAAGATGGAAATTTGGATCGGCGGAGTCGTAATGTTTGTCGCGGCGGTCGTGACCGTTCTAGTGGCGTTGGGTAGCTTTTTCTTGTTCGCTGTCGGGACGGTAACAGTTTATGACGCAACGATGGCCGATATCGCCAAACGGAGACGGGCGGCAATGGAGCAGAACCGTGCTATTGCATCGGAAACCACATCCGTGGTACACTAGGGATGGAGGCAGACATGCGGTGCTCGAATCGAAATTCCCCCAACTGTAGCCAGCAACGACCGAAGTACAAGGTTGATAACGTCGTCTTGTGCCAAGCATGCACCAGTTACCTCCGGCGAAGGCACAAGATTCGCCGGTTACCCAGTGCACCAAAGATGAACTTCGCGGCGATGCGCCGATTTCGTGACCGGGTATCATCCGGGGAGTTCTTCGGGCTACCCTATTCGGAGCCAGCGTCCGGTAACGCATACCCCGGCAATAAGAGGAAACCCGAAAAAGCTACCTCCTTCGGGGCTACGTTGACACATTTGCTTTTCGGCATCACCCGGAAAGTGTTCCGCCATCAGCAAAGGGGATAGAGTGAGAATCAACCCGCCATCATTCGCCGTAGCGGTACTCAATCAGCCGGAGCGGTGCCACTATTGTGACAAAGAGATTCCCCCCGATACTCCAATTGCCTTAGCTATCCACGACGACACCGACCACATTTGCCCGATGCATATGGAATGTTGGGCAAAAGTAATCGGTGATTGGGCGATGGAGAGGTATAAGGGAATGAAGGAAGAACGGGAACAGGCTCACCGGATGGCGCGTCACCTGTGGAACTGACATGGCTCGATTCATCAAGGGGTCGGGGCCTCAACCTTGCGACATAATGTTCGTAGGCGAGAGGCCGGGGAAAGATGAGGATAGATGGGGCCGTCCATTTGTCGGCAAGGCCGGTAAGGAACTTAACCGCTACCTATTCCGCAACGGTATCAACCGCGAAGACGTTTACGTAACCAATCTCTGCAAATATTACGCTGTCGGCGATAAAGACCCTGAAGATTGGGAGATGAAGCGAGATGCACCCACCTTGGAAAAGGAAATTCACGATTGTCATCCTCGGATTATTGTCAGTGTTGGCCGGTACGCTACTCGTTACTTTCTTGGCGACGTTGATATGGAAGTTGTCCACGCTCTACCAGTGAAATGGCGTGACGGTATCATTGTCATGCCCGTTTACCACCCTGCCGCTGGTATGCACTCAACGGAGATGCAAGGCCAAATCAATTATGACTTCGAGCAACTTGGGATGCTAGCGAAGGGAAAGCTGGAGCCGAGGAAGCTGGAGGACGCACACCCGGAGCCGAGATATGTTAAAGGACTTGAGGCGGTGACGGGGAAGTACGGAGTCGTGGCCAAAACGATCGCTGTCGATACCGAGAGCTACCGAGGCACCCCTTGGGGCTTAAGCTGGTCAACTGTTCCCGGACAGGCGACAGTAGAGACGGCAGCAGATGGCACCGAGATTGGGTTCGATGGCCGCCTGATTCTCCACAATAGCCTCCATGATATCGGCATTCTGCGTAAAATGGGCATCCACGTCCGCTCCGGCCAATTCACCGACACCATGATTCTCGCTTATCTCCTATGCCTTGAGCCTCAGGGCCTCAAACCTCTCGCCAAACGGTACTGCGGGATGAACATGCACTCGTTCGAGGAGATTGTCGCCCCCTACAGCGTGGATGAAGCCATTCGGTACCTCTGTGACGCTACCGCTCAGGATATTTGGCCCCCGGCTGATGGTCTAAAGCACTCCATCTTCAAGCGCATGAACCGTCTCCTCAAGGATATCGGTGAGGGGAAAATAGCGCCGGAGATGGTGTGGAAGCGCTGGAATGACTGGCCCGATGAGTTGAAAGAACCGGTGATAACGGTCATGGGTGATATGCCGGAATTGAACATATTCCACGTTCCAATGGACGAGGCGGTTCAATATGCGGCGCGAGACGCGGATGCCACCCTCCGTATCTACCCCATCCTCAAGAAGAAAATTGAGGATATGGGCCTCGAACAGGTATCGGAGATTGACCACGCCATCGTTCCCATGGTCGAGCGGATGCAGTCAAACGGAATGGCGGTGGACATAGGCTACTTCAACCAACTGTCGAGGGAGTTCGATGAGGGTATGGAGCAAATAGTCCAAGATATCGAGGACTTAACTGGCACCCGAATCAACCCGAACTCTCCGCCAGAGACGGTCATGCTCCTGTATGGTCAGCTTGGGATAACGGCACCGAAGCTGACGAAGGTAAAGAGGGAGGAGGCCACCGATGACAAATCGCTTGAGAGTATCCGATTTCAGCACCCCGCCGTTGGGATGGTCTGTGATTATCGAGAATTGTCTAAACTCAAGAACTCTTTCAGTATCGTGCTGCCAAGGCTTGTCTCTAGTGACGGTCGAATCCGGTGCAATCTACGCATTACGCGAGTCTCATCTGGACGACTTGCTGCTTCAAGCCCTAACCTCCTCGCAATACCGACGCGTACGGAGTTGGGTAAAAAAATACGCAAAGGATTCATCGCGCCGCCCGGACGCAAGCTTGTCACACTCGACCTTAATCAAATTGAAATGAGACTGATGGCTCACCGCTCCGAGGACCCGACGATGATAGACCTGTTCCTCAAGGGCGAGGATATCCATCAAGCAACCGGGGCTATGATGTACAAGGTCCCCCCAGAGGCGGTGACCACAGTCCAGAGGTATGCCGCAAAGCGGGTAGGATTTGGAGTTATCACCGGCATTACAGGGAAGGGCCTCTTGTGGCAAATGTTCCTCGCTAGGGCTATGGACTGGACGGAGAAAAAGTGCGACGACGCCATCTCCCTGTACCTAGACGATGTATACCCCGGCGTCCGGGCCTTCATGGAGGAAAAGCGGACAGAGGCTCGCCGGTACGGGTACGTTCGCGATATGTGGGGTCGAATCCGATACCTTCCCGGCGTGTGGTCAGACATTTGGTGGATAAAAGAAGAGGCCCTGCGCCAATCGCATAGCCACGATATTCAAGCCGGAGCACAGGGGGTAATCAAAAAGTCGATGGGGGAGTGTATCTGGCCGTTCTTAGAGTGCATGTGGGAACAGGGAGTTCATATCGAACCGTTGCTCCAGATACACGATGAACTACTTTTCGAAGTGGACGAGAATATCGACCCGGACATACTCCAAACTATAGAGAATTTCATGACCGACACGGTGCGGCTGAAAGTACCGATAGAGGCGAGCCGCGCAGAGGGGCCAACATGGGGGGACCTCGAAAAGTGAAGGCTAGCGCAAACCGAATCGAGCACCGGCATTGCGTCCGAGTGAGTCGCGTGTTATAATGGTGTAGGAGGCAAAGATGGCAAACATGGAAGTGCCAGTACCGAAGTTCAACGAAGTTGGGTTGGGAGAAGACTTCGCCCTGCTAATCTCGCAGCGACAAGTGAAGAAGGACAAACTGGAGGCCCTCAAAGCCGAAGTCGAGGAGATGAACGGGAGAATTTCCGTAGCCTTAGCTGAGAAGAACGTCAAGTGCGTCTCCGTCGATGATGTATGGCGCGTCACCCTCGTTGACACGCGTAGCGCCTCGAAGTTGAGCAAGGAAAAGCTGTTGGAGGCCGGTGTACCGGCTGAGACCATCGTAGCTTGTACCGTTGAGGGCAAGCCGTACACAACAGTCCAAATCAAGCCTCTGGGGGGTGTTCTTGCCGGGTGAAAACCTATCGAAGTACGATGGCCTCACCGAGGAGAAGTACGATGGGTCGAAGCGTATGTCCCGCGAGGTAACAGTCGGCACCTGCGACAAAGGACACCTCATTTACGTGTGCGAGGTATGCGGGGAGCGCCGAATATGGGGGCAAATAAACATCGACGGGCCTGTGTACAGGGGGACAAAGCTGGACGAGCCAGAGACGAGAAGGGCCATGCTGAACTGTAGAAAATGTGGGAAGGTCGCATGGCACAAGTTCGATAGAGTAGCGGTAAAAAGGACGACACCAGTACCCAGAGTCGGGTGAGGAACCGGAGGGGATGATGAGCGACGCGACGAAATGGCATGATGTCGAAGATGGCTACTGTAAGACCTGTCAAGCTGAGTTTGAGCCTGGAGTTTGTGCGCCAGCCATGCAGCAGCCGCCCATGGAGAAGCTGACGGAGCAGGAAATTCTCTGTCTGTCGTTCGACCTGAATGAACTCTACGAACAGAACGGCGGATTCTATCCACTCTGTACCGATTTCGCCAAGCAACTCGCGCCGCGCATCGAACGTATCCTCTCCGCTCGTCTCGCGCCGCTTGAAGCACGGCTCAAGGTGGCCGAAGCCAACAATAATCTTACTCTCTGCGTGTACTGTGGCTTTCAGCAACCAAAAGGCAAGGATTGGGATGAGACGCGACAGAACATGGCCGCGCATATTGTTGACTGCGAGAAACACCCGCTGCGAGAGATGTCATTGAAACTCGCGCAAGCCGCACGCGACAAGCAAGCGGCTGTTGCGGCGGCACTTGAGCAGGCGGCGCAACTTGTTGACAAGCAATTTCGCGCAACTTTGAGTGACGCCTTGAGGGTTGCGGAGTTAGCCGAAGACACGTCGCGTAAAGTAGTCGCACAAAACGGACTCAATAGATTGGACGTGTTGCTCTCCGACATCCGCGCCATCGCCACTCCCGCCCAACGCGACGCCCTCGCGGAGATGCTTACCGAACTTTCCTTTAAGTGGCAGAAGGCTCTCTGCGGCGTGTTCGGCATGGAAGTCCTTTGCCAAGAAAACATCGAGGACGTGGCGAAATTCTGTACTGAGCGGCTCAAGGCGCACGACGCGGAACTGGTCAAGCCGCTCGTGGAGGCGCTGCGCGTGTACGGAGAGCATCGGCCTAATTGTTCGCGAGATGATGGGGACCCATGCGATTGCGGCCTAAAAGAAGTCTTGGCCCGCTACGCCGCGCACTGGAAAGAAGGTGGAGGATGAAAGAACATAGATGGTGGCATGCAGTGGTAGCACTGATATTCTCTCCAGTGGGTATGGTAATTGCTGGAATGGACATCATGGAGCAATTACTCTTCGATTGTGAAACACCCCTTTCGCATAGCAGACAGCAGTTTTTAGAAAAACGCGCCGCGCACACCGACGAGGGGGAAGGGGGCGGACAGTGAGTGAGATGATTGCCGTAGATGCTAAGGAATATTATGAACTGGTTGCGCGGCACAATTCGTTATTTGAGCTTTTCATTTCTCTTATCCTCCAACAACCGCACAAAAGAATTAGAATTGAGCCAGTGTTGTTTCTCCCTGACAAATATGAAATGGTGCGCGTTGCAGAGATGGACACGACTGCCGTTTGGTATTCAGTCCAAGAGAAAACACAAGTGCCCTTAGTCCTCGCCGCGCCCGACGCGAAAGGAGACAGTGATGGGAAGTGACGAACGTGTTCCCAAAAAACTTGAGAATGCCGAAGGCGGATTTTTCTACTTCGTATGCGAAGAAGGCAACGGTATAACACGGATGTTTCGCCTCGACCATGTTGCAAATTCCATCCATAAAGTTACAGACGCTATTCGTGCAGCCATAGACTATGAGCGCGAACAGGGCCGCGCCGACCTTTCTACCGCTCTGTTGCGCGCCAAGTGTCATGACTGCCTGAATGGACACCCTGTTTCTGTAAACATTCCCGATGCTGGTGATACTACTATCCGTGAATACTGGCATCCTACAGTTCCCGGTGAATCAACCAATCGTTGTTCAGCGACTGAGCTCCGTAACCTTATACGTGAGGTTACGGGTAAGGAAGTAGAGTGGCCCGTTGTTATGAGTACTGACCGTGACTTACCAAAGGAGGAAAGAAAATGAAACGCATTCTCACAGTCCTAGCATTACTCGCGGTAGCTGTGCTACCCGCTACTGCGCAGACCAAGAGCTTTGTCGTTACTTTCAGCACTGGCCCCACATTGACGGACCCATTAACGCATAATTTCTGTACAGCGGGCGCGTCAACCGACTGTGTAACGATGGTGCGCATCTACCACTTTTCAAGTTCCAATACGAAAGTGGTAGACTACACGCTCATGCCTTCGGACTTCACGGCGGTTTCGGGCCAGCCGGGGATATTCAGGTCGGCCCCCAAAACTGTCCCCACCCCTACTAGTAAGTATTATAAGGTGACCTACTACGTAGAATCGGTCGCTCAGGACGCCACCGGAGCCGAAGTAACTAGCCAATCGGCTGTGGTGATTCTTCAACAAACGCCGCCCATTCCTACTGTGGCTATTCAGTAGGCATTGAGGGAGGAGCAATGCTCAACGACCTTCTTCACTTGAGCTACGTCAAACGTTGGACCATATGTGACATGCTTCGAGAACAGAGTGTAGCGGAGCATTCGTATCGGGTTGCCGTGATAGCGCGAGAGATAGCTTTGGTGTACGACAATACAGAGTTCACGGCCACAGTCGTGTCTCTGGCCCTGTCCCACGACGGTGACGAAGCCGATACAGGCGACGCTCCCTCTCCATCGAAAGGGCACTCGGACTTCCACACCTTATCAAGAGAGATGAAGATCGTAAAGGTGGCCGACAACATCGAGGCCCTGTTCTGGGTAACTCGACACGGCAACCGGCTATCGAGTCGGACGATGAAGGCGATGAATTACATGAAACATGAGTTGGACAGGAAGTTGGTGCACCTAAGCGAGGACCAACCAGTCTATCGCTCAGTCCTCCATGTGATGGCCGCGATGCAGGTGGATATCGAGCGTTAGTCGCGGGGCCTCCGGACGGCCTCACGAGAGGAACGGGGAGAAACGCGGCGGATATGGGGTGCTATATCGGGCCTCCGCCGCGCAGGGGCCATTGACACCCTGCGAATCGGCGTGGTAAAATAATCTTTTGCGGAGGCGGACAAACCCCTACTGTTTGCCCTGTTTCGCCCTCGCGATTTCAGCGTCAGCTTCCTTAACAACCGATGCATTAATTGCGTGACCGATGGCGGCTACCTCCGCGTCTGAGGCACCGCGAAGGCGGTTGGTCAGGGTCCGAATAAGGGCGAACCCCTCTAGCCCCAAATCCTCTAACTCCTTAATTAGGGCGAGGATTTGCACTGCACGGTTCGGGTCGAGTGGCATTGGTTGTGGTCCTTTCATTTGGTTAACATTGCCTTGGCTGTAACCAAGGTAGTCCGGAATCCAGTCAGAATAATGTGAAGGGCGAGGCGGGAGTCATTGTCCTTGACGCCAAGCAAGCCGTTGTTGATAAGGTCGTCAATCTGAGCGATGGCCAAGTCAACCTGCCCCAGAGCGCTCTTGTCCGCGCCAGCCTCAGCGAACGATATAGCCGCATCGTCAAGCTGAGCAACCTTCTTGATACCTTCCTGCAAAGAAATGTACCGGTCCGGGGCGATATGACCGGCATCGTAGGCGATCTTGATTCCCTTCTGAAATGACTGATTGGCTGCTGCCGCGTCCCGAAGGAGGACTAAGACCTGATGTCTCGGACAGGCGGACACCATCAGCACCGATACTGCCAAGGCGAAACAGGCGAAACTCTTACGAACTTTATACATCTTTGACCTCCGATGTTGGTTTTAATACAGGAACTCGTTGATACCCGGACCGATTATGCGTCTCGCCCAATAAAGCCATCCGACGAGGGGCGCGGGTATAAGAGATGTGGATACAGTCATCGGTTTCGACATCTGGGACTTTGCCGCGTTCCAGAATGCATTGGTCGAACGGGAGGAAGCTCTTTTTACATATCCAGTCGAATACCTCCTCCAGCAACATCGCGAAGTGCAGGTCCGCCGCAACGCGGTCCGGGGTCCAGATGTGCTCACTGGTAGGAACACCGTGGACCAACCTGTTCAGTTCGGGACACCGGTAGCCGCTAGCGATTAAGATAGTGCCAGCGAATTCCCTTACCGGTTCGAGAACCTTGGCACAAAACTCCTTTAGGATATCGACGCATTCAGGGGGAGGGGTATTGTCGATACCAGCCAAGTAAGCAGTACGCGAATAGATAAACTCACGCATCTTGAAATGGGAGGACAATTGTATGTCCCCGAAATTCGAGTGCACCGAATCTCCTACTTAAGTATTTTACTGAGCAGCCAATCGGCGAAATGAAACCCGATTCCGAACAAGAACCCGGTGACAATCAGCCAGAAGCACCCTAGAAAAGTTTCAGGCGATGACATTCTAGTCCCCTTTCGGCGGGACAACGGTTTGCGTTGTTGTCGTTGTCTCTACCTTCTCGACTGTATCAGCTTTCGGGTTACCCCTAAGCTTCAATAGACCGACACCAGTAGTGATAAGACCGCCCCCCTGCGCATAGATAACGTGTAGCTCTTTGCCAGTGGAGAGTTCGATGAAGCCGCCAGTAGAAACCATACCGACACCGGTGAAGATTAATAGGAGACCGACATAATCACCCCAATGGCGCTCGATGAAATCGTAATATTCGTGCATAAGCCCTATGATGACCTTCATTCTACCCCCTATTGTGGCAATTTGTAGCCCCTGTCCTTATACCTGCCTAGTAAACGGCGCGGACAGGTTCCTATCCAGCAGCCCCTCAACTCGCCTCATTCGCTCATCCAGTCCGCCGATTTGCCCAACCAGCTTCGCCTCCAGAGTGGAGATAGTGCTGTTGACGCGAGACTCAGATATAGCTATATCTCCCCCCAGTTTAGTCTGCGTGGTAGAATGGCGTGACAGGACAATGCCAAGCGTCATGCCCAGCGCGAACGCGACACCGAGGAAAATTGTAATCTCCACTGCGCTTAGAGTAGACATTAAGCTCCTAGTGCTGCCACACATCTACCCTGAAAGTGCCGCTCGCGGGGTCGCCACTCATCAAGTTGCAATAGCGGACCGTCACCGTGTTTGGGGCACTCACCCAAGCAGAGAATAGCGCCGTACCGTTCGGGACTGAGGCGTTCGGCACCCCAAGAGTAACCACATCTCCTAGGGCCGCGTCGGTCGCCGTCACCGTGAGGTCGTTGCAGCCAATAGCGGTCTGATTAGCAAAGTCGAGCGCGGCGGTGGTCGAGATGTGCTTGGAGATGGCTTGACCACCGCCGATGTTGAGACTACCGCTGTCCGTAATGTTGCCAGAAGTTGACAGGTTCACGAAGCCGCCGTTAGCCGAAGAACTGATATTTTTGGTCAGCTTTATGCTCGCAATCCCGGCATCCGTTCCGAGTTCCAGTTGGTCACTGGCGTTGGTGAACAGGACGAACATATTGGCGGAGTTCGCGTTGTTGCGAGTCCAGATAGCCTTGCCGCTGCCAAGGCCGATGCCGCTCGTACCGACTGCTGCACCTGTCGGCGAGTTCGCCCCCACGCTCAGGAAGCGCGTCATGGTCGCGTCTCCAAGCGCGTTCCACGAGTGTGTGACCGTGGTGTCATCCGAGGCGTAGAGATTGAGCGTGCCGGAGACGTTACGCCAAGAGCGGCGCTGCGACCTGTCCCAAGCATTGTTGCCCGCGTGATAGTTGAGCACCAATCGGTCAGGAAGCTCAAACCACTGTCCACCGTCAGCCGCGAGGCCGGAGCCGCCGCCCCCGCCGACGATGCGCGAGCTATTCGGGACGTTAATCATCTTCACTGCCGCGCCGCTGGCGTTGGGATTAGCCGTAAATGTGCTGGAAGTTAGGTTGGTAAGGACTAAGCCGATATTGCTGGCGTCCACGCCGACGCCGCTCGCGCCAACCGGAAACCCAGAATCCCCTTCAACGGTGATGAAGGTTTGATTGTTGGACAGGCCAGCGTTGACCTTCACTCCCGCTGCCGCGTTCGAGCTAGAGCCTCCAGAGGTGTTGATGAGCGTCAGCCGAGAGCCATTGACCTGTGTGATAGTGCTATCAGTGCCCATGCGGATAATTGCCGCCGTACCTGCTTGTACAAGCGCATCGGCTACCTCTACAGTGTCCAACGTCAGGTTCACACCCATCACGTCCCACAAAATCCCCTTGCCGCCCTCGGTGCGGACGTTCTTGACCACTACCCTGTCCAGCCCATTCGGGAATGCGCCGTCATTCGTGCCGTTGTCAGGGTCAGTCCAGCCGGGAACCATGTTAATAAAGTGGTCGCCGCTGGCATCCCATCTGCCGCCTGTGTAGTAGTGCAGCCCACCCGCTGCATTGCGGTATTGAATGAGCGCATTCCCTCCCACCATGCCTACATGGTCGAAGTGCAGGTCGTAGAGGACACCCACGGCCACAAAAGCCGAGTAGGTATTGGTCGTGTCGCTCACGCGCAGGGACACATTCTGAACGCTCGTCCCACCCGAACACTGATTGCCAACTCCACAGAGCACCATCAGCGCGTTCGTGCCGATGCCCTGAATACCTACGTTGGAGATAGAGGCATCCCCGCCAAAGTTCATCACTGCCGCCAGCTTGTTGTCGTTGGCTCCGCCCCATGCCGGAAAAACAACAATGCGCGACTGTTGGTCAACCAGCCCCGCCATTGAGCTAGAGCCGATGATATGGTCTTGCTGCCGCATAATCAGTGGCGTGGTGAGCAATGTGCGCGTGTCCACACCCGCATCCTGAATCGCGGGAACTACCAGCGTCCCGAAAGGCACACGGTCTGAAACTCGCCGCGTAGCGTTCAGCGCCACCTGTAGGGGGTCAATCACAGCGGTGTTCGTAGTGGGGGGATTTGTGCCAGAAGTAACGAGTGACTGGATTGTTTTCTGCACACCGCTGCCCATCTTAATATAGTGCGCGGTCGTGTCCCACATGAAATCGGTTGCTACAACGGTGGGCGTCTGCCGCCAGTAGGTTGTACCGCCATCGCTAGACACATAGACACGCTCCGCGAAGGCTCCGGTCTGCCAGTTGGTGTCATTTTCAGCGGCAAATACAATCGAGGAGGTTGCGCCGCTCAGAGTCACCGTTGTCGGCGGACTGCACGGAGTTTCCCCGTTGCGGTTGACATAGGTGATACAGACCTTATAGGAGCCATCAGCAATCGTCCCACCAGTAGCGCTGGTCGGTACGACCGGGGCGGCAGAGGGTGGGGTTACAAAGCCAGTAGCCGTACCGGGCCACCACAGTCCCCCGATTTGCGCCGGAGTAGCCCCCGTCTGCGGTATGTTGGCGGATAGGAGGATAAGATTGGTGAATGTATTAGTGCCGGTGAAAGTGTTGTTACCGGTAAAGACGTTGTTGCCGCCCAGAGTAGGAACATTAAAATAGGTGATGTTGGACGTAGTAATGGAAGTGGGGACAGCCGTTGACATATCGACCGGGGAGCCGGTAAGGACGTAATTGGCAGAGAAGACTGGACGACCAAAGTCGTCCGAGAACGTGACGCGGTAAAAGGTGCCGGAGGGGACGATAACATCGTTTCCGTACACCTTTGGAGTGCCCCGGAAGACACCGTTTGAGATGCGGAAGGTCACCGGCTGAGGCATGACGACGACGCCAGAGGAGGTACCGGGCACAGGCAACTCAAATTTCATGCTACCGGAGATGAGATTGCCGTTGGGCGCTCGGAAGGTGCCAGTGAGTGTGGTCGTCTGAGCAAACGTAGATGAGGCGAACAAGAATAGAATCGCGGCAAGCTTCTTCATTTTTTCTTCCCCCTCGCTTTTATCGCTTCCTTGAAGCTCTTCCCTTTACTCAATTCAGCGCCGACCGCCTTGCGCGACATTTCGGACTTGAGGGACTTGGCCTTGGGAATTGGTTTAACCTCAGGCAACTCAGGCGGTAGTTCCCCCATTTTCCCTTTCAACGGCTCCAGCCTCTCCCCTAGCGACTTGCGGAAATCCTTACGGAATGACTTGATATCGCCCTCAGGAGTGGGTTTCTTCGCCTTCGTCATTTCCTTTTGTAGAGTAGTCTGTTCCCTCAGGGCCAACTCTTTCCCTGTGGCTATGTCGAATCTCTTTGGCGGGGGGGGAGGGTTAAGTTCAGCTTCTGCTCGACTAGCTAGTTCCTTTGCCACTTCCACTCCGTATTTTACGGGGTTTTCCTTAGCTGCCGCTCTCAGCACGTTCTCCCCTATTCCTTCCAAGTCCCCAAGTTCGTCCACCAAAAGGTCAACCATATCAGAAGCAGAGTTAATCTTAGACATGGACTTAACGATATTATGATTCCATTGAGCAGCATCTGACAAGGTGTAATATCTAGCCAATTCTTGCCAGTTTTCTTCTATTGACATCATGTAATCGTCGACGAATTGAGCTATAGCCTCCCCTGAAACTTTTCCTTTAAGCTTGGTCGCAAGACCGTTAACCGCATCGTACCAAGACGGCACAAATTCACTAGGAATCGTCGCAGTTATCGTCTCTATGGGTTTCGCTAGCCCAACTGCCTCCCTCAGTCCTTGTTTCGCTATTTCCGGCCCCGTAACTGCCGCGCCTACCGCCGTTTTCAGGAAACCGCGACGACCCATGCTCGGCGGAGCCTCACTCGTTAGCGGTTTCGGCGCTTCGGGTGCCGGTGGCGTTTCAGGAGGAGGAGGAGGGCCACCCATCCGCGCACCAGCAGGGCCTTCACCGCCTCCCCCTCTGGGAGCTAGCGCCTCTCTCAGGCTCGGAGCACCCCCTTTCCCCGGAGGAACACCCGTTAACCAGCGTCGAATTGAGGGGCTTGACGTGAACTTCCCTGCCGCCCATTCAATACCGGGAATATGAAGAGCGCCTCGGCCAAGGGCACCAAGCTGCCACAAGATGCCACCGATGGAGGACTTTCCCGGCTCAGGCGGGTTGACGTCGAACCCGATGGTGCGCCCAACTTTCGCCAATATGTAAATCTCTCTTAATTCCTCCGGCGTGTATAGCTCGGACAAAAACTCGTGCGAATAGCCGGACAGTGTGCGCTTGCTGGTATCAAAATTACGCTCAAGAAGTTTGCCAAGTATCTGACGTTTTATCGGAGCAAGGTCGATACCCAAATTCTTAAGAGTGCGAATGTTCTGAGGGGAGCCGCCGAAATTACCGGCAGCGAGAACCTTTTGAGGAATCTTCGACGGGTCAGGCTCGGCCAAGACTTGGTACATTGGCGATTTCGGGTCATCGAAAGTGTTCTTCATCAACTCGTAAGCAGCGTTCGCTTGACGGAAGGGGCCTTCGACATCGGCACCTGCAGCTTTGGTCGTTTCCATCATTAGAAGGTCGGTGTCATGGGTCAGTTCACGAGCAAGGCCAGCGGCATAGTCGGGAATATTGCCCTTGCGCCATTTATGGCCGATATCCCAAAATGCGGAACGGAGCATACTCAATTCATGGAGATTGAGTCCTCCCCCCTCACCCGGTTTCGGTAAACCAAGTTCCTCCGCCATCTTCGGTTGCTTGGCCCACAACTCCTCAGGTGTCCACTGTTCGCCCATGACAGTTACCTTCTCCGATTCGGGCGTGCCCATTTTCGAGGCTTTATTCAGCAGGTTACGGATCGGGGAAGCGTAAGCTTCGGGGAGGTTGTTGAGGACATTGTGCAACTCTTGAAGATGCGAGCTATACTTCTTCGCAATCTCCGACGTATCGGCCTTGATGCGGCTAAACGCGTCCTTGAATGCAGCGAATTGCTCGCGGACACCCTTACGCATGTTGTCCATCGAAACTTCGGCAGCTTCACCAAGATGAGAGCCAACCTGCTCGTTAGTCAGGCCGCGATTCTCCGGGTCAATCTTGGCACCAACGTCCTCAGTCCACTTGATAACGTTGGCAATGTTACGCTCCTTAGCGGACTGGAGTTTGCCGCCGCCGACAATGGAACGTTCGCCAGCACCTTGAATTGACTGGAGAGGACGAGAACCAGTGGCCTCAGCAGCAGTCATGTTGATACCACGAGCCTTAGCTGCCTCGTTAACCTCGATACGGGGAATGCCTTCGGATGGGACAACTTCACCAATCGCTGGAGTGGATAACATTTCCTTCTTCATCGGAAACGGCTTCACAGCAGCGAGGGTCTTTCCGGTAACGCCTTGACCCTGCCTGACAGCCTGTACGCGTTCACGTATACCGGTTCGGATACCTCGCGCCGCTTCCATTGGGGAAGCTTTACCACCAGCAAGGAAGGGAGCAGCGGCACCGACAGTTGAGCCGACAGCACCGGCGATATTCCCCTCCTTCATCTCCTCTCCGGCCTTCTCCAATACCGGGCCGACGAACGGGATAGCCGCTTCCGTTCCATGAATCAAACCGGCAATTTTGTCCAGTAAGCGAGGCGATTGCTGCTCCCGGTAAGCGCGGTCAATTAATTTCTGCTGCGGCTCGGCCATCCCCATAACCAAGTCTTTGATAGACCGTAGGGGATGGCGAATCATGGTAGCGGGGCCAGTTACGATATCGGATAGCTCGCCGGGGGCACCGATGGCCTCGGAGAAGCTTTGGAGCGCCCGACTAATCATCCCTTGCTTCTTGGGGAGAGGGGCCTCCTCATCCCCAACGGAGAAGCCGGAAGGGGGAGGGGGGATATCAGTCGGGGCAGACTCCTGTACCTCAAAGCCGGGAGGAGGGGGTGGAATCATCTCATCGCTAAGCTTCTTTTTCGGCGCTTTGCCGGGGGGAGTCGTCTTTACTGTTTCGGTAAATCCACCCACGCTTTTTTACTCCTACTGTACCCCTTGCGATTGCCGTCCTTGTCAGTGGCAATCTTAACGATATCCGATTCGGTTTGTCCGCCGCCCTCACCCAATTCGCCTGCGCGCTTCCGGTACATATCCCTCTGGGAGCGAGCCAAATTTAGCATCTGCTGGCGCTGCTCGTGCGCCAAACTCCTTCTGGAACCTTTGCCCACCAGCCAATCGTATTGTACTTGAAACTCCTCAGGTAAAGTCCGGGTCTTGGCGGCACGTTCAATTTCGGCCATCGTGATTCGAGCGCCTTTTTGGGCGGAGAGGGTCATACCGATGTGGTTAAACAGGAGGGAAACATCGGCTTGAGTCTCACCCGCCTCCGCCCGTTTATATGCATCTTCCATTTGGGAGACGCGGAATTCGGCGTCGCTCAGCTTAGAGGAGACTGTACCGCGCTCTTTCTCCTGAGCCAAAGCGTGGGCCTTACCAGTTTGATAGTCAATAATATCCTGCGTCGTCGGCATTCGACCATGTTCAAGTTTGAATGCGCGCTCAAACTCGCTCCCTTGAGGGAGTTCACGCGGAGCGGGAGGTTTATTCTCGATGGCCGTGTGGTGACGGACGCTCTCTCTTAGGGAGCGCTCCAACCGGGAATTATCCTCGGCGCGGTCAATCTGGCGCTGGCGCTCGAATTCGGCCTGTTGTGCCATTACTGACTTACGAAGTTCACCGGCAGCGGCAGTACGCTCACGTTCCCTCGTTGTCTCCCCTGCCTCGCGCTCCTGTTGCTGACGCATCTGGAACACGCGCTGGTTACCTTCCTCCTCTGCCCTCGCCTCACGCTGGCGCTCTGCCTCAATGGACTGTTTAAGCTGGTCACGTCGATGCTCGGCCAAAGCTTGGCGCACCGTGATGTTACGTTCAGTGGCCTGAGCCGCACCGGTAGCACCTTCCTCGCCACCGAAGGCCGCACCGATACCGATAGGGGCGAGGTCGATGATGGCCTGAATAATTTTGTCACGTGTCGGATGCTTGCTGCGAGGATTGAGTTGAGCCTCAAGCTGCTCACGCCTCGAAGGGCCGGGAGGGGGGAGATTGAGATTAGTGGAGCGCCGACCTGTAATTTCCGGAAAATCGTTGATATCCGGAACCAAATCGGGAGGCCCGACGTTAGGGATAACCCCCGCTCGCCTCAGTCTTCTAGTTGTATCAGGGTCTGCGCTGCCACTAACCTGCATTGTTACCCCCCCGGATGCGGCGCGAATGAGCTCGCGACCTTGGCACCAGCACCCATCAAGCTACCCCACAGGGCCGCTCGACGGTTCCGGCGCTGATTTTCGAGGTCAGCCGCTGTTGCCATTTCCTGTTCCTGAGCGCCCTCCAAAATACCGGCACGCTGTGAGCGCATTCCAGCAGCACGGAACGAAGGTTCGATAGCAGCGGCATACGCCTCAGGCCGAACGCGAGCCAATTCACCGGCCTCCGCGATGCGAACGCTCTCCTCACCAGCTTGCGATGCTGGTTGCTCGTAACCGAAGCCGGATTGACGCGCTCTGGAGCGAACGCCGCCGAGCATTTGGTCGAACTCGCGGGACGTGTCCTCCAAACCAAGGCGCACCAAATTATTATAATAGGGGGAGGATTCGATGTTCCCCTCAAATTGACGCAGAGTCGGGTCAGACGCACCCAATTCCCGTTGACGCGCTGCGCGGTCCTCCGCCGACGCTGCCTCGGAAGTTTTCTCTTTGCTACCTGGCTTGCTCCTAGGGCTCTCCACTGCGCCTCCTTCACGTCATTGAATTTCTTCCGGAAAACCGCCCTTACTCCCCTGACCATAATCGGTCGGCCCTCCCGCTGCCGGTGAAGTAAACGGAGTACCCCCGATAGGGGGAGGAGCGGGCGGGGTGATTGGGGTACCCAAAGCCAAGCTCGTACTCGCAACGAAATCGGTTATAGCTCTCAGGCCATTCCGACGATTAGCAGCAACCCAATAATAGCGGGTGACGCCACCGGCACCGATGGGGTCCTCATACCGAGAATTTTGCCCAAGACTGACGAGAACCTCAGCTTTGTCAAAATCGAACCCGGAAGACCAATAAATACTGTAAAAGTCCGCATTGGAGCGAGTGAACTCGATGAGGTTTCCCCCCGCCATAGGGGTGACGGTGAAATTGGTGACAACCTCTGGGGGTGCAATGGAATCGTTCACCGATATAACTGCGTTGCGCAAATGAGTCAAGTAACGGCGTACCGGTTCGGGTAGGTCAAATGGCACTTCCGGGATGGGAGTCTGGGCCATTTTAACGCTTGCTCAATGTAAAACTGGCCAGCGACAACTCAAGCGCATTCGCTGACACGTCTTGGTCCGGGAAGCCGATCTCAATTGAACAGCGGCGACCTTTCATGTTCAGAGGAATTTTACCATCCGGCCCCACTAGTTTGTCAATATACTCCGGATTCCGAAGGTCGTCGCCGTAAACGAGGACGCGGAGAGTGAACCCGCCTTGGTCAGCGACGACTCTGGCCCACCGGTACAACTTAGTGAAAGCGATAGTATCGGCGTCCTCGTTACCGAACAAACCACTGTGCCACCAAGCGGGTAAAATGCCGGAAGTGGAAGTAATGTTAGCGGTAATACCGCCTTCTGTATCAGAGATAAGGATGAGTTCCTTGACGCGGCCTTGGCTACCAATAAGACAACGGGGGTTGCCGTCCCTGTCCTCGACCACAGCAATAGACTCACACTCAATATCGAAATGGAAGACGCCCACGTTAGTCTCGGCATCGGGGTCGAGGTCAAACACGAACAGCTTGTTCAGGACCGTGCTGCCGTCGAGGGGCACCGCCAGAATATACCAAGTTTTCTCCAGATAAGTCCAAACCTCCGATCGAACGTTGTCTTTCTGTCCTACAGTTATGCGTTTAAGAATCGGCGCAACAGAGTCGCTAATCGAATTTGGCCTACTACTGCCGCCGAATACCATAACATTGAACGTGGACGATAGAAACACCAAGCCGGATGGCGAGCGCCGAACCGACCAGTGGGAGGCGAGGCCAATCTCCCAAGGCAATTTCTCAAGGAAAGCGGAGTAAGCTACTGGAGCACCTGAGATGATGTCCTCGACCACGCCCCGGAGCATGAACATCTCATTGGTTCGCGACCAAACAACGATACCAACAGGGACGGCCCCGATACCCTGTAACTTATCGGCGCCGACACTGAGGCGTATACGATTGTTGGGAGGGAAACAGGACTCCGGAGGCCCCTCCAAAATTCGCTCGTAGCCACTATAAGCGACTTCCTGCCCGTCGATGATGAAGATTCGACCACCCCACTCGGTCAAATAACGGCCAGTGGAGGGGGGAGGGTCGTTATAGTAAGGCGCTCGGCGGGATTTGGTAAGCCCTGTATCGGGCATTTGGTCACTTAAGTTTGGAACGGAAGTCTCGGAGTGAAAGAAGAAGTCACTACCTCCGTCTAAAGTCGCCCACCAAACGTAGGCATCAACCTGAGGGTCGGTAGGCGGGACAATTGCCACTTGAACCTTTTTGTTCACCAAGGGTCCGGTGCTGCCGCTATCGAACGTAGCCGTACTCGTCTCGCCGGTGAACCCGTTCTTATAACTGACTCGATATTTACGGCCAGTGGTAAGGTTCAGAGTACCCGCGACGGTGGAGAACGTTGGAATAGCGGGGGGCCTCGCAACCCCCCAATTCTGGACAACCTCGATGGCACCATTCCAGTAATATTTGAGAGCGCGGCTACCGTTCACCATTCGACAAATGTTATTGCATGTAACCCGGTCCCATGCAGCATTATTGAGTGGATTGGTGTCGAGGACAACGAATGGCATCAGCCCAACAGGTACAGAAGGGGGGAAGACCCATGGATACGAGATTAATTGGTCATCAACGTCAGCGAGGACA